TGTGCAAAGCTACTTATAATTTGATGCACGAACATGCTGATAACCGAACCATTTTTCAACCTCATAACGACTTTGCAAAACATGGCGTTGGTTCTGAATACATAGAAGACAAAAAATATGGTATTCCAACTGACGATGAGTTCAGTTTGCAGTTCATAAACCTTACTGTTCACGCTCCTTTGTTCTTAGTCTATGACAAGAATATCGGGTTTGTCATGCAAGATTTATTTCGTATCGGCAATCTCAAAAACCCAGAGTTCGAATCGGCTTTGAATACAATCAGAGATTATGCGATGGGCAAATGTGGTTTTGCGAACATACAATTAGATGCTTTCAGATACTTACAGGGAGTCAATCACAAAGACGTATGGTTGGGAGATGAACAATCAGTAAACTTTCTAGTTACATCTTCTGACTGTATGCCGATTGCTGTATTGCGGGTAGCGCACGACGACAACTACTCATCAGAAAGAAGAGAAGGTAGACGACCAAGCGAAGAGGGTACGCTCACGGATTACAGTCTTTACACCTCAAATATATCTTCTGTCTGTGAGATGCGGAACACGAGAGATGTGGCTAACTACGCCAACAACTTCTCTACGTTCTACAAAAAAGTTCGTACAAGAGAGTTGGAAACGCCAGAAGATTTTATACGGCAGTTCATCAACGCTACTTCTGCAAATCAGTTCAACACAATACATAAAAAGTTGACTACGGAACATATATTTGAGCCTACTCAAGAAGATAGAGAATTTGGTTCGGCTTATGTTCGCAAGTGGAGAGACAAGAAAGATATCTACATCAAGCCACTTGATGAGGACAGAAGTAACTTGAGTCTAGGTTCTGACCAAACCAAGGACAGCAAGTTTGTTGTGTTGCGTTTGTTGATAGACAACCTGACTGCTGAAATGAAAGCCAAGATTAATCCTGACAGTTTGAAGATTGCTAGTGATTTTATCAAGGAGAAAACCTTCACGTCTCGTTTCAATCAAAACACAGTTGACTTGAAATACAGTACGTCTGAGATTCTTCAAACTTTGTTTGGCAAAGACCTCATAGAATATATGTTCAACGATGCGATACCGAACTACATTGATGCTAACAGACGAAATAAAGAAGTGAACCAATCCTTCAACAACTTTATCGGTATTTTGCCGTTGGGTAAGAATGGTTGCTACGGATTTATGTATTTGGAAAGCTATCAGATATCTGCTATACACATGGACGTTATATCACAATTGAAGAGAGTCAAGGCTGACATGGGAAGTAAGTTTGAGAGAATTGATGACAACCAATTGCGTACTTCTTTACTCAAGGCAAACTGTTTCAACATAGACACTTCTAATTTCAGAAGTGTGGACTTCGATGCTGAGTTCGCCAAGAAGTTTGATTACAAATGGCTATACAAACCAAACTATCGAGACTATGGTAAAGAGGGAACAGAATCTAGGTATCGACTTTACATGATGCGTCATCTCAAGACTATCAAAGACTTCGACAAAGATATATTTAGTGAGCAGTTCAAGAACCTCACGTTCGCTCGAATGAAAGGAGAGTTCGATAGAGATGGCTTTGTTGCTTACAAGTTGGACAGAGATGGTAAGAAAGAATATCGTGGTGGTTACTGGAGAGAAAGTATGCGTAACTATATTCCAAAGTCCAACATGGTTCTGTTTCATCAGTTCTACAATTATGTATACAGTAACGACTGGATTATCAGTCCGATTGCAAATCTTGAAAAAAGATTCGGCAAACGAGATGAGTTAGGTCTTCATTGGATAAGCGGTCTTAAAATTACAGGGGAGGGAGACGATGAGTAAACAAGTCCTATGTAAATGTGAATCATGTGGCGATACAACTGTAGTCCATCTGTTTGATAGGGTACAGAATTGGTGGTGTTGTAGCAGATGTATACATGTGTTTGAACATCGTCAAATATGTAATCGGATAACAAAAAGAAACAAACGATTTCAAGAATACAAAAGATGTATTCAGTAAGTAACAAACAGGCCGGTCGGCCTGACTACTAAATAAACTTTTGAGGCAACCCATAGCGGTTGCCTTTTTTTTGTCTTTTTTTGTCCCCTTTTTTAAATTAAATGCTAAACTAAAAATATGGTTGATTCTCCTTGTATCGGTGTTTGTGAATTAGAAGATAGTGTCTGTGTAGGTTGTAACAGAACAGTCGAGGAAATAACAAACTGGGAAGATATGAGTGATGAAGATAAATTAAAAACTCTTGAAAAAAATATATAAAAATAACTGGTATCGGCTTATATAAGTGTGGTACTATTTTACATAAGAGGTTTACATTGTCTACACGACTACAGGTTTTTTTCATTTGTTTCCCCTGTAGGTAGAGCCAACACAAGGCAAGGCTAGGCAATGCTACGGACAGGCAATGCAAAGCAAAGATTGGTTAAGATGTAAACCTCACCCAATAAATTACATAATTAATAATAAATGATGCAAAAAGAAAAAAGTGTTTGGGTTGAGTTTAGAAGACGTAAAAAACTGGTATCGGAGCCGAAAACTTGTTGGCAGTTCGCCATATTGGATTCTACCGATTTACCATCACGATACGACAGACTAAACAAAATTGTTCTATCACAAAATGATTTAACAACGGACATACTTATGGCTATGTTAAGACAATTGTCGGAACCTCATTGGGGTTACTATAAAAAATTAAAGAACGACAAAAATCATGACGTTTCCATACAAGTTCGCTTAACCCAAGAGCAGACAATTAATTTAATTAATCGAGCCGAGGGAGAAGTGGATGGTGTTACCGCCCAAAACAATAATTAAGATTGGCAACTGTAAAGATATATTACAGACAATGCCTGATGAGTCAATTCAGTCGGTCATCACTTCTCCTCCATACTACGGACTAAGAGATTACGGAACAGGTAAGTGGATTGGAGGAGATGTAAATTGTCCTCACAAAAGAACTACTAAAATTGGTAAGACTGTAAAAACAATCACAGGTCATCAAGGTATGTACGACCAAGGTTCAGTAGTCGGAGATGCTATTTATAAATCTGTGTGTCCAAAATGCGGTGCAGTCAGAAGCGATGAGCAACTGGGTCTTGAGGAAACTCCTGAATTATATATTAGTAGCCTAGTAAGTGTCTTTGCTGAAGTACATCGAGTCTTGAGAAACGATGGAACTGTTTGGGTAAACCTTGGCGATACCTACGGCAAAGAAAAAGGTTTAATAGGTATACCTTGGAAGTTTGCGTTCGCCATGCAAGAGTTTGGTTGGTATTTAAGACAAGATATAATTTGGCACAAACCAAACCCAATGCCTGAGTCTGTCAAAGATAGATGCACAAAAGCACACGAATACATTTTTCTATTTAGTAAAAACAAAAGTTACTATTTTGATAACGAAGCTATCAAAGAACCATGCAAGTACCCTAACGATGATAGAGGTTCACGAGGAGATGCTAGACGAGGTACGAAGATGAACTCCATGTCAGGTAAAAATGGTTTGAAGAAAAACAAAAGAAGTGTTTGGACTGTTAGTACTAAGCCCTACAAGAAAGCACACTTTGCTACTTATCCGATAGACTTAATCGAACCATGTGTGTTGGCAAGTTGCCCTCCCCAAAGATATATTTTAGACCCGTTTGCAGGTGCAGGTACAACGGGGTTAGTAGCAAAAATGCACAACCGCCATTCGGTAATGATAGAACTTAACCCTGACTACAAAGAACTTATAGAGGAGAGAATCCAGGATGATTAAAGTATCTTACATAATATGTATTTTCACGTCTGCAATTCTAACGTACTTTGCGACTGTCAGTAACATAGGTCATATAAAATCTATGTGGGAGACTGCGTACAAGATGGGATATGGAGATGGTAAAACTGTTGCAGAAGCCCAGTATGTTTGGACTGATGAAAAGTTGCGACAAGAATGTATGTTGTTACACTTTGAAGCAGACCAAGAACGAAGAGAGAGGTTGGGATTGAAAGGACTTGGAGAATGAAGAATATAAAAGAGTATGTGAAAAATACTTCTGAATTAGAAGTTAAACAAGTTGGTGGAGACCATTACACTAAAAAAGGTTTACAACCTTGGGAAGTACGTTTAGCTTGGGGTTTAGACCCTTGGGCTAGTGATGCTCTAAGATATATTTCTAGGTTTACAGACAAAGGCGGAGTTCAGGACATAGAAAAAGCTATTCATTGTTTACAGTTTTTAAGAGATAACTACGGAGAAATCATAGAGAAATATTATGGCGAAAACACCAGAAAAAAAAGTTAAAGAATTAGTAACACGTCATTTAAAAAAACTTGGTTGTTACTATTTTTATCCAGTAACAGGTGGGTATGGTAGTAGCGGAGTACCTGACATAGTTGGATGCTACAACGGAGTATTTTTTGGTATTGAGTGTAAAGCGGGTAACAACAAACCAACTGCTCTCCAATTATCTAATTTGGAAGCTATACGAAAAGCAGGA